TTAGCATATATTGGTGCTACTAATATAATCTGTGCATGGTTGTTTGTGTTAGCCATTATATATTCAATGATATTACAATATGCTTCATACTGCTGTGCCTGTGAACTTCCACCCTCTTCAAGGTGTCCATTTGTTCCAAGCATTATGATAACAGCGTCAATACTATTGTCAAATTCAATAGTATCACCCGGTTCACCATTAGTAGGATTATGGTAATTACCATCAACAGGTATAGCATTGTTCCAATATGTTAAAGGTGATAAACCACGTCTGCCATAATTCTTAACAGTTATTTCAAACCCTCTATTTCGTAAGAAGTTTTTGAACACCATAGGATAAGGCTTATCTGCAAATGAATAAGGACTACTATCTCCACCTGTCATACCTTGAGTTAAACTATCACCAACAAAGGCAACTTTAACATTTGTTTTAAGATTGTTTACCTCAAATAAACCACTTGCAAGTTTTATTATGTAAGGATTATCAAATTCACTATCGTACATTAATGCTTTCAAATATTTTGCACCATTTGGTACAATAGTTTCATTTTCATATACTCTGCCTGTGCCTGTTGTTCCGTTAACATAGTATATACCATTGAGATAGTTGTAATTTTCATCATAAAATGCTATGGTATCAAGAGTTACATTTGCTGATATTCTATTATAACCCCACAGTTTAAAAATTAATTTATCTCCACTTTTACATTCAATATAATCTGTGGTATTATAGTTAGCAAATGTACCTGTTTCACCACCATGTAGAACACTCCGATTGGTATTAACAAATGCTGAAAGATTGTTAAGTAATACTTTATTGGGTGTACCCTCAAGTTTTTCATACTTAAATAACCCTGTTCCAATTCTTTCAACAAAAGGATTTGAAACAACCTCATCATGTGTTAATGCTTTAAAGTATTTAGCATTGTTTGGTACTGTTACTGTACCTTCAAAAATTGTGCCTGTTCCACGTGTTCCGTTTTCGTAATAAATACCTGTTACATAATCATAGTTATCATCAAAAAATGCTATTGTGTCAAGTGCAAGTTCAATAGATTGACGATAATAACCAAGCAATCTGAATGCTAATACTTCACCAACTGTACACTCAATATAATCCGTAGTGTTATAATTTGCAAATGTTCCCTCTTCTCCGCCATGAATAATGCTATGACTTGTATTTACAAAATCGGAAGAATTATCAACAAGTGTTTTAAATGGTAAACCAACATCAGTAAGCACTTCTGTCTTATCATTTATTGTTTCAATTTCATTTGTTACATTAGTTAAATCCCAATGTGAACTGTTCCATGCTTCTGCTGTAGTAATATCTGTATTACATTTATATATAGTTCCATTATAGTTTACATAATCACCTATTTTATATGTGTTACTCGTACTATACAAAGGTGCAATTATCAAACCTGTTGCTTTTGCATCAGCACTTGCACCCTCTATGGATAAAGTATCATCAACAATAACAGAACTTCCAACAGGGTCAACATGAGCTGTTAACCAATTTGTTACTAATGTCGGTATATCCTCTGCAACAATAGGATTAATTAGATTAGTAAATGTGCCATCCGTTACCATTTCATCTAATTTATTGTTAATTTCTTCTTGTACATCAAGGTTATCAAAATAGTTATCAATATAGTTTTTAGTTTCTGTCCAAGCCTGTGTAAGTTCTGCCTTGTACTCATTCCATTCTGCTGTAAGTTCTGTTTTATAAGTAGTCCATTCACCACTAAGAGTAGTCTTATAGGTAGTCCATTGTGCTGTTAAATCTGTTTGAAACTGTTCCTCTGCTTCTGTAAGAGTATTCATCTGTTCAATAACTTCATTTAAATACTCGTTCATTTTGCAAAGGTATTCATAATAACTTAAACTATCATCATATACATTAGGCAACACCTTTTGACAATAAATTTTAAAAGGCTGTATCTTATTACCTATCATACATTCACACTCCTTTACCATATAAGCATAAACAAATCATTCAATCTGTTTAGTATCATTTCATCAATATTAAGGAAAGTTTTTCTGAATTCCTGTAAAAGAACACTATCACTCTTTCCCTTACTACCAATTACAAAATCCAAATACGTATTTGTATTTCCATAAGTCATAGTCTTATTCTTACTATTATTTCCGTAAATCTGTTTGCTACTATCATTGGTATCAGTTTGACTATTGTATACTCTCTTATCTTCCAAGTCTTTAGTTTGTACATCTTTTCTGTTTGTAAATTCTCTTTCATTCTTTACGTTATTAAATACTTCTTTTTCATTCATGGGTACAGGGTCACCCTGTTCGGGATAATCACCATAAATTGTACTTCTTGTTTCCTTATAATCATCATCCCATCCATCATATTTCTTCCAATTTCTATTATCGGTCTGTGTTTCATTTGTCTTTTCTGCTGTTGTAAGATAAGCTGTATCATCACCAACAATAGGAACAGCACTTGGATTCTGACTTGTACCATAGTTTTCACCCATATTTTTGATATTTCCCTGTGGTGTATCAGTAAACAAATCAATATTTTCAGTTTCAAGTGTTCCACCAAGTCCATCATATTCCTGTACTCGATTTCCTACACCTGTTTTTTCTTCACTAATCTTACCGAGTTTCTGCTTATCAATATTACCTGTCTTTGTATCTGCTTCTTTACCCTGTTTCTCTAATGTATCTGTACCATCATGTGTATCAGTGTATCCACCTGTTCTAACGCTTGTACCATGCAAAGTATCTGTTTCACTACTCTGTCCTGTTTCAGCTACACCATCAGAACCTGTCTTATTACTATTACCATTAGTTCTAACTCTATAATTTACAAGTGGTTCAATACTAATCAATTCACTCTCATACAGCTTATTATAGTAAGGCATAATTTCATTCATTCTGTCATCAAGTCTTAACTTCCAAAGACCAACAGTTTCCTCACCAATCTCTTTTGTATAAAAGTGTTTCAATATTTTCTTACAAAGTGGTTCTCTATAGTTTTCATCAAATATTGGAAAGTCAAAATCAAAAACTTTATCCCAACTGTTATTTAATATACTCGCTATACTGTTGTACCCTTGACTTTCAGTAAGGTTTGCGTAGTTTTCGCATATATGTCTAACCTCTGTTGTATATTTAGCCATCTTTACGCACCCCCTCTATTCCATTTGCACTAACTGTTGCCAAGTTATCTTCAAGACCCTCAACACCAATTTCATAATCAAGCATAGCCATATCATCTAATCTTCTGTAAGTAACCTCAACATTAAGACCGAACATCTTATTGATTTCTTCAGACGCTTTCCTTCTTGGCTCTAAACGTACAAACTGTTGAGCAACACTACTTGCCTTATCTCCCGCAATTTCAGCTGCTATCAATCTCTCTCTTTTAACTCTATCAGTAACAGGAACACCAAGGCTACTCAATACTTCATTCCATATTTCTTTCTTTGCATTAAACAGAACATCAGCAACATAAGGTGCTTGAGTGCTAAGTGCTTTTATACTATTAGGGTCAAAGTCTTTATCAGTAAAGATAAAAGGTTGATTGCCATCATACTGCATATATGCGTTTTTCATGGTCAACTTCTGTGGTTCACTCTTTGCCATAATCATCACAGGTGTTTTCTGTGCTTTAATGTTTGTATCAATGGTTCTCTGAATTTCATACAAACGCTTGCTTGCTTCGTCAACATCTGAATAAGAATTTGTGTGTGTCATATTATTCCAAATGATAACACTATTGGTTTCGTCATATTCTGCATGGTAACCATTAGCACTATATGCAATTCTTTTCATTGGTATTCTGTATACATTCAAAGGCTGTATACCCATGAACTGTAAACCAAGATAACCCATAACATCATCTTTAAAGAACAACGCTTTACCATCACCAAATAATGCCATTTCCATAAATCTTGCGTCAACAGTATCGGGTAAGTTATGCCATTCAAACATACTCAATGCTATACCAACCAATCTGTTATAATAGTTGGAATAAGTAAGTGTATTTGTTCTTGCACTATCCCAAAAGTTTCTTTCACTTTTTCTACCCATTATGGTTTATACTCTCCTTTCTTTTAAGATTGAGATGGTGTATTGTCTAATCCATAATTTCCCATTGCTACTCCTGTTGAAAACCAAAATGTAATTCCCTTATCCATTACTTCTTGTAATTCTAATTTGTATTTTTGTTCAAATCCGCCATTGAGAACACTAAAACCTCTTGTCTGTACATATGCGTAATATGGTCTTGTATTATTATCAAGATAATCACCTATGTTAATCAATTTATTCTGTGCATATCCAAACTTTGTAAAGTAGTTATCAATCTGTTCTGCTAATTGCGGTTCAATACAATTTCTCATAAATAAGAAATTCTTATGTGCGTGTTCCATTGCAACGTTTTTACCCGCTACATTGTTTAATGTTGTATCACTTGACTTGTTAGCTTTAATCTGTTCTGCTGTAACATCAGCAACATTCCTAACTGTCTGTGCTGTCATAGCACCAACACCTGTAACTGTTGCACCAATTGAAGCACCCGCTACTGATGAAGCTGTACCCGCAACCATTCCAATTCCACCACCAAACAAGAAGCCAAGTAACCCAGCTGCAATTGCTGAACCAACTGATTTAATAGCATTTGCAACACCATTTTGTGATTGGTAATATTTATAGCTATCTACATTATAAGCACATTTTGGATAATCTGTTAATGTTATACAATCATCATATTTATACTGTTGTGTCTGAACACCACCTGTACCTTTGTGCATATTAGTATTTCTTATTTTATATTCTTTAGGGAATAATGTAACGGATGGTTCACCAATAAAACTTCCCTCACATACAAATTCGGGTACAGCACCAACATGGAAGAACTCAAATGCATAGTCTTTAACTTGACCCTCACCATTTGAAACTGTCAATTTTGTATATGGGTATGTAAATAATTTTTTATTTTTAGGTGGATATCCACTTATCTTGTTATAAGTTGTAGTTTCATCATTTCTTCCATTTGCATAAATTACAGGTGTTACATCCACCTTTGAACTTTCGCTTGTACCGACAATATGACTTGCGTAAGATGGAACAGCATAAGCGGGGCATATATAGAAGTCAACAAGTTCGTTTATTTTTGAACTATCAAAATATGTAAGTAATCCCTTTAAATATGCCAATCCAACATCACCCATTTCAAACACAAGATATTTAATACAGGTGTACATATTGTTATAATAAACTTGCGGTTCTGTATTAATGGTTACAGGTGTACCACCAACATCAATTGTAATTGTATCATCTGCTGTCGATATACCTATAATGATTCTCATATTTGACAACGTATCTTCAATGAAGCTGTCATTAACTTCATAGTTATCAACGTCAAAAGGCTCAACAACAATGTTGTCACCTATATGGTCTGTCAGATTATGACAACGCTTTACCCAAGATGAATAAGCCATAGTAGAACTAAACAATCCATCCATTGCAAAAGTCTGCATTACATCTATCTTATACTTTACAAGTGTACATAAATCAGAAACATACTCCATATCGGTTATGAAGCAATAATATCTATGGTCATAAGCATTTGCACCCTTACCATTCTGAATACTCATATATGTATAAGTATGAATATCAGATATATTCTTTGCTATCTTAACTTCCAATTCATCTACTCTTATGTGTTGCGTAGGTGTAACAGTTAAACCAACATTATTATCAAAATATGTATCTCTTGCTGAACTACTTGAGAAATATCTTGTGTGTTCATAGTTAGGTAACAAATCATAAATCTCATAAAACTTGATTATTGTTTTCGGTGTACTCATATCTTTGCACCTCTCTTTAAAGAAAAGGGTGGCAACCTGTAAGCCACCACCCTATTCACTTTATCAATCTGCAAGCGTTGCAACCGTAATGGTTGCTGTACCATAGGTAGTTCCGTCTGCAACAGCTGTAGCCTTAACAGTAACAGTATCAGCCGCTGTAGCGTCATCATCAATGGTAACCTTACCATCATCAGTAATCTCTGCGGGGTCACTTGCACCAATTGACCAAACAACTTCCTTACTACCAATACCCGAAAGTGCAACAACAGCTGAACACTGAACTGTATCACCCTGTAATACTGTTGCCGTAGCAGGAGTGATAGTAACGCTTGTAACTGTAGCCTGTGAGGGAACTACAACAAGTGCGTTGCTGAAAGGTGAGATAGCAAATGTTGCCCATCTATGTAACCAATTGTTCCAATACAGACCCTCACGTACAGGTGTTTCACCTGTTTCAATAAGGTTATCATATACTTGGAAGAAATTCTCATCAACGATTGCGATAGGAATTGCATTAAGTGCGGTCTTTTCGCCATCAGTAAGAGGAGTGTAAGCTGTATCACCATGTTCATAGTCAAACAGCTGTGCAAGTCTTGTATCATCAAGGTTTCCAAATCCATCAATGAGAACCCTGTGACCCATGAATGTTACCTTATCCATATTGAAAGCACTTGCAAGAACTTCAACATCCATGATAGCATCAAACTTACTATCAATGAGGATATACTGATTATCTTTTAAGGTGTTATTGTATACACCGATAGGATTGTACTTGTTTGAAAGGAATGTAATGTCATTACTTGCCTGTTTAACAACGCTAACGATTGTCTTTGCATTAGCGGCTGTAGCTGACGCACCTGTGATAGGATACATTCTACCATTAATGATATTCCTTGCAACCATGTACTTCATTGTCTGATACTCATCATAGTTAGCAGCTGTGTACATAGCTGTAATAACTTTGCTTATCAAACTTGTAAGTCCATCCTGTGAAAGGAAAGCTGTACGGAGTTCTTCCCTTGAAGTAGTAGCCTTGTAGAACTTCTGATAGTTCATTACATAGAAAGCTGTCTTAACGTCGGGTAACTCTCTCCTAAACTCTGTACTGTAAGCGTTTTCGGGGTCATAGGTATGAGGCTTTGCAAGGTCAACAAAAATGTCCTCAATCTTTTCACCAAGTTCAGCGATACCTTTCTTGAACTTTTCCCAAGAATTCTCATACAGTTTGTTTGTGATGATAACCTTGTAGATACGTGTAGCAAGGGTATTCATAAACTCATTGTATAACTGAGGGTCATCACAGATAATAGCACCAATTTTTCTAATGCTATCGCTGTCTGCTGTTACAAGCGGTACTCTGTCTTGATACTGTACGCTTGCTGAATTTCTGATTGCGTTCATTACATCAACACTTGAATTGCTGAATGTAGCACTAATAGGTCTTTTAGCCATGTTCTTAATCTCCTTTTCATTAATTTACCCTTATGCTTTGGGTGTGAATAAATCATTGATTGTTATATTCTCACTCCTGTCGGCTTCAAGAGATTTCTTTACTTCGGGAATATCTTCAACTTTTCCGTTAAATCTATCCATGTACTTCTTACGCCACATAGCGTCATTGTCATTGTACTTCTGTTCCCATTCAGCATTTTTACTTTCAGCTTCTGTAAGCTTTGCACTAATCTCATCAAAATTATTTGCCGATAATGAAGAAAAAGTGTCGGTAAAATCTTCCATCAAACTGATTTCATCATCTGTGGGATTATCAGAAAACAATTTCTTGATTCTCTCTGTAAGATCTTCTTTCTTAACTATTGCCATAATTTTTATCCTTTCTTAATTAGATGGTCACCATTCCTCTGCTTCTTGAAGAATGTCGTTTCTTATCCATCCGCCCGCTACACCAATTGTTCTTGTAATGTTAGTATACTTTCCTTTGAATGTTTTGTAAACGTAATATGTATTTGCTTTGTATAATGTGCCTTTAGCTATGCTGTTTTCTTTTGCGTCATCCGCTGTTCTATATACATACACATCTTTTGCAAGAGTGATTGTATCATAATCAGATTTATCATCTATATCGGGGTCAACCCATTTATAAGGAAAAGCAAAGTCTACCCATTTATCCATACGCTTTGCAATATCTTCAACTATGACACCTGTCTTTGTTGACAGACAATGAACAACCATTGTTTCGCTTGCACAAATGCCAACATGATTGTGCTTTTCACCATTCCAATAGAAAGCTAAAGCACCTTTGCAAGGCTTACTTATCTTCTTGCAGTGTTCATAAAGACCCTGTGCGGTTGTATCATAAGTATCGGGTATAACATCAAGTAAGCGTAAAATCTCAATGATAAAACCGCTACAATCCTGTAGATGGATTTCATCACATTTGATACAATAGTTCTGATTGATAAACGCTATCATATCTTCTGTAGCTTCTTTTCCCTGTCCTTTGCTATTGGCATATTTACGGATAACATCACCAAGCGTTTCACCATTGCCACCCCATAAGTAGGGATTGCCTATAAGGTCAAATGCTTTCTGTACAAACTTCTCACTACTTACTTTCATTCTTGAACTCCTTTCCCTCTAATTTATCACACAGCTTTTGCAACGCCAATGTGTTATTGTTCAATGCGTCTTTGAGTGAATTTGTTTCATCCCTGTGTAGTGCATTGAGTTCCGTGATTTCTTTGGTGTGCTGTTCATTCATCTTCGTTAAATCCTCTCTGTGTTCTGAATTAAGAGAAGCTATCATGTTGGTATATTTGTCAATGGAATACTTGACATACCATCCCAAGAATATACAACACACTATTGGAAAGCCTAATGTTGTTATCATCTGTACAACATCATTCATGTAGTTTGTACCCCCTTTCTAAAGTTTGGGTCTATTACCCCTCTATTATAGTAACATAAAACTTGACTTTTGTCAACAGAAATGTTATAATAAGGTAGAATATAAGGAGATTATAAACTATGGGATATTATAATGGAACTAAATTATTGTCATTGATGGATATTGATGGTAACAAACCAGAGATATACATATGTACCACCAATAGAACAGGTGGTAAGACAACTTATTTCGGAAGAATGTTGGTAAACAGATTTATCAATAAGGGTATCAAGTTTGGTCTTGTGTACAGGTATTCTTATGAATTGGCTGATTGCCATGATAAGTTCTTTAAGGATATTAACACTTTGTTCTTTCCGAACTATACAATGCAAGCAAAAATGATGGGTAAAGGTTTATTTGCATATCTGTTCTTGAATGGTGAACATTGTGGTTACGCATTTTCACTTAACAATGCGGAAAAGATAAAGAAAATGTCCCACCTGTTTTCTGATTGCGGTTCGTTGCTCATTGATGAGTTCCAATCTGAAACAAATCAGTATTGTGCGGATGAGATAAAGAAGTTTCTTTCATTGCATACATCTGTTGCAAGAGGGCAAGGTGAACAGCGTAGGTATGTACCTGTATATCTTATCGGTAATCCTGTTACAATCCTTAATCCCTATTATGTATCAATGAAGATTTCAGATAGAATAAGAAGTGATACAAAGTTTATGAGGGGCAAAGGATGGGTTCTTGAACAGGGATATAATGAAACAGCTTCGCTTGCCATGAAAGAAAGTGGTGTTATGAAAGCATTTGCACAGGATGATTATGTAGCTTATTCAAGTGAGGGCATATATCTGAATGACAACTATGCTTTTGTAGATAAACCAAGCGGAAGTTCAAGGTATAAGTGTACAATCAAGTGTGATGGTAAGCACTATGGAATACGTGAATATGCTGATGAGGGTATCCTGTACTGTGATAACTCTGCTGACTTGACATTCCCTATCAAGATTGCTGTTACAACTGATGACCACAATATCAATTATGTTATGTTAAAGAACAATGATTTCTTTATCAATCTTATGCGGTTCTATTTTACCAAAGGTTGTTTCAGATTTAAGAACCTTGAGTGCAAATCTGCTGTACTCAAAATGTTATCATTTTAGTTATCCACATTGCATATTGCTTTCGCTGTATGACAGGTTGCGCACTTGGAAATGATAGTGCTGTCTACATATCGGTAATGCAAACCGCTTGAGTAATTGTAATGTTCAAGGATAAATTAGAGGATGGGTTTATTCCCATCCTCTTTCTTTTTATCTTCTCTTTGTGTGGGCCATAAATGATACTCTGTGTTCATGCTTTAGTTTTATCTTTGTTAAGCTATCTTCCATGTATAAACCATAGGTTCTTGCAAGTACATACTGTCCATAGGATAAACCTCTCATCCTTGCCTTTTCATTAATGATAGGTAATGTTTCATCCTTTGTGAATACATTTATTTTGGTTCTGTGTTCATCAATTGTATTGCGTACTTTCCATCTCTCTGCTAACTGTTCATAGGTTGTCATAATCTATCTCCTTTAATAAGAATTTAAATAAGTCCTTTAATTGGTTTGTACCCTCTGCTACTAAATCTTTTGCACATATTCCATGCTGATACATGAACTCACATCCCATACAATCTGCTTTCTTCATGCAAGCATTTTCTATTTCTTCTTTAGTAAGTTCAAAGAGATATTGTTTCATGCTGTAATGTAACCACCTTTCACTCTTGTAACATCTAAACTACATGGTGTATAAATCATTTCCGTGTTGTGTCTTTTGTTATTGAATACTGTTATGCTGTCAAATGACTTACGGAGTACAGTATGTAATTCGCCTTTCTGTACATACATATCACCAACAACTAATGAACCAATGTTACATATCTCAAAACTTTCTACTGTACAATTCATTTTGTTTACCTCATTTCAAATGTAGTTTTACACAATAGCACTCCACCATCTATATTCTTTGGTAGTAGTTTACTTGGAACTTTTAAACCGATTTTAAAGTCTTTCAATGTACGCTTTTCCTTTATGAAGATTTGTTCCTCATCTGTTACTTTCTTTAAGTTCTCATCCTCTCCAAGAGATTTATTCAATAGCTGTTTACATCTTTCACTCATACCCGCACATTTGATATTGTTATATGGTTTACAGGGTTCTCCATCCTGTACAACAATATGTTCGATATATGTTTTCTGTCTAACAAATATTGCTTTATCCCAACAGCTTTCATGCTTCCAATGACAGAACTCTGTAGCGTGTAATGGTGCGTCAACTATCTGCTCTATAGGTATATCACAATGTATACTGTCTGTGTCTGCGTAGATGAAACCATGTCCGTTTGGATGGTAGTTCTTCTGTGCTGTGCGGATGGTAAAGTTTCTTGCATATGATGTGATTGCACTTCCACATGGTATATAGCCACACTTCTTATTGTACTGTTCTATGGTCTTATATCCAAGTGAATTATCATCACGTATGTAGGCTACTTTGAATGAACTACAATCATTAGCACCCATTTTACCATACAGATTGTTCAAGAAAAGTTTGGCTAACTCACGTATAGCACCTTTGCTGTTCATCTTGATGTGCTTGTACTTGTCTATGTATTCATCAAATATGCCTATGTCTGTCCAAAACCAACAGCCATCTATGACTTCAAAATCTTGTACGTTATAATGTTCAAGGAATAATATGTAGTCTGTCTGTGTAAGATATAAGTCTACTCTTGTGCTGTATTCTTTACCGAACAGGATATACCTGTTGTGCATTTTTCCGTCTTTACCTTTGATGTCACTTGTCTTTAACCATTCATTACCTTTGTATACCAATGAACCTTTTATCTGTACTGTTGGTAGATAGCCATCTTTTATTTCAAATCTTGTACGGATATGAACAAAGAAGTATTTGTTTGTTGCTTGTGCTTCTTTTGGTATATCTCCTATCCAAAATGTAGGCTTACCAATAGGGTATCTGTTACTGCTCATGCTGTGCATCATACTTGGGTACAGGCTGTTTACATCAAGTGTAATTCCATTGGTGATAATCTGATTGGCTTTGGTTTCATCAAGGAAACACCAACCACCTCTGTAAGATTTTCGTATGTACCTATCTGCATTTGCGTAACCCTCTATGGGGCAAGGAACTTCTGTTAAATCAGGAAAGAATGTTTCAAAATCATCTTTACCATACATTGACTTAAACTCTGATAAACAACATGAACCGATTGTAAGTTTAAGATGTTTCTGTTCTTCCATTATCTCTATTGCTTCTTTGAGTACAAGAACATCATTCTCAATGTATTTTCTTTCTTCAGATGTGATAGTGCAACCGCTGTACCTCATACCCTCATATTCCATTTCAAGCTTTTGGTGTTTGGTCTTGAATGACTTACATATCTTTTCAAGTTTGAATGGAAGTAGCTTTAAGCTGTCACGTATCTCAATAAAGTTATGTTCTGTGTGTATGCGGATGGTGTACCATTGACCCATGTTACTGATGGTGTATTGAAATGTTTTCTTTGGCATTTTATACTTATCATTCCATTCACCATCTGTGTCACTTATCTCTGTGTAGTCTGCTTTGTAATCTGTTTTGGTCATTAAATAGTGCAACCAAAATGAACCATCAAATTTCAAGTTGTGGTAATACACTATTAAGTTTTCTTTGAAAGCGGATAGATAAGTAAAGGTTGTTGCTATGTCTGAAAATATTAATACCTTTTCAGTGTGCAATTCAACAACAGCACTTGCCCATACCTCTGTACTTGTCTGTCCGTCATATACTGTTGTTTCAAAGTCTGCGCAAAATGTTCTCATAGGTATCTATCCATATCACTCATACTTTCTCTTGTTACATAATCTCTTAATATTTCCCTTGACATATCATCTAATTCCAAACGCTCACACATCTCACTTACTATAGCTTGTATTGCGTCATACTTAAGTGATGGTGAGGATAACATTTGTAATAGTGATGGTCTGTCCCATGTTACTGATGTAAATGCGTCTGCTACAGCCTTTGTACCCTTTTCGGCTATCATCCTGTCAATGACTTTGTTCAAGGATTCAGCTACTATGTGATGGAATGAATTGCCTAACTCACGAAGAGATTCTATTGCAATTTCTGATAGGTCAATTGGTTCATCATCTAATTTTGTAACCCTGTCAACGATTTCACCTGTGGCTGTGTTTACCCATAGAATTTCTTTACCATTATCAATGGTCATTATTTCGGGTTCTGCTTCGGTTTCTTCCTGTGGTTCTTCATAGGGTTCTTCGTTGAACTGTTCTTCTTCGATATATCCCTCAAATGTTTCTCTTTCTTCTTCGCTTATGTCTGTGTAAAAATCATAATCGGATTGGGTTTCTATCTGTGGAATATATTCATCTTCCTGTTCCTGTATGGGTTCTCTGAATAAGGCTTCTTCCTGTGGTGTTATTGCTGTTTCGATTAGTTCGGGTGTAATTGGTGTAGGTGATGGAATGTAAGTTATTGTTTCGGGTTGATAGTTAAATGGTGTAGTGCTTAATGGTGTACCCTTTTTGGGTGACATACCAACAAAGGTTGCTTCGGTCTTTAAGTTGGATGGTTTAATATTCTGTAGTTCTGTAAGTTTCTTTTTGGTAATTCTGTTTGGTAAGTCTTTGGTGTATTTCTTGGCTAACTCTGAAACGTCATATCCTTGTGTACGTAGTTTTGATAAGGCTTTTCGTATACGCTTAATCTGTTTTTGGTATTCTTTCTGATTATCTGTTAAGCGTTTAGCCATGATGTTTTGTACCCCCTATTCATAGAATTGGTGGTTGCGTGATTTATAAACATCTTTGGTAGATGAATAGATGATAATATCATTTTCGATTTTCATCCTATTCATGCTACCTGTTTTGGGTTTATAGAATGGGCAAGCACCTTTTTTACAAAGTTTGATATTAAGCGCTGTACAGGATGTATCCCTGTATGCGAAACAATTGGTGTAATCCATGTGGTACTCCTTTCTACATTAGTGAGGGAATATCTTTTCACCCTCATTTAGTTTACTCATTTTCTTGTCAACTACGTTTATGTAGTAGAGATAACCCCATGCAATTGATATGTCTTTTTGTTCTGCTTCTGTAAGTCTGCTGTCGTGCTGTAGTTTCTGTAAGGTGGATATTACATCATCCATCACTTTGAAGTGTGATTGTACATCTTCTTTCATTGCTTTCTTGTTTTGGTCTGCTGTCATTTTAATAATCACACTCCTTAAGTTTAAGTTGTGTTATATACTCATTAATACTGTCTATACAATATTCACAAACATCATCTTTGTCATAAATCGGTGATGGGTCTGAGTCTTTATAACACGTTAATTTAAACTTGTTCTCATTTTTAGTATTAATTCTTCTACCACATACATCACAGTATATTACTACCATTAATATACCCCCCTTTCATCTCTTTGAAATACCCACCTAAATGAAAGTGTTTCGCACTCTCCTATGGTTGTCATTAAGTGATGCGTCGGTTCTGTTCTATTCATTGTATCATGTGCTATAATCTCTCCGTTATCATCTCTCAAAGTAATGTCTAAATGTATTTCAGCTTTCATGTTTTAATCTCCTATTCTGTGTACTTCATTCCATCTGCTATGCTGTCGGTATCATCATAAAACACTTTCATGTATCTTGTACCGTATACCCTGTTAAGTAATTCTTTCATAAATAAGTTCTTGTTGTCTTTACCAATTGCATTATCAAATCTTGCCATTGCTTTACAGGCTTTCTTATACAAGTGTCTTATCCGCCATTGCTGTAGTTTATCTTTCATTGTTGTACTCCTGTCTATGTTTCACATGAAACATTTTGTCTATAAAAGACCCACAGCACATTGGCTGTAGGTCTTAATGTATAGGTGGTTGCTATTGATTAGATTACTGTAGCTGTTAAGAAGAACTTACCAGTGTAATTCTTTGAAGGTTTCTTGAATACCTTAATTTTAAGGTCTGCTCTTTCTTCGTCTGAAAGGTCTGTAAGTTCATCCATAATATCGGATATGCTATCACGTAAGCTGATACTTGATGTGCTGTACTTTGTACCATTCTTATCAAGGATAACGATGGTGCTATAGTCCTTATCATCCTTTGCTCTCTCATTGTGTACCTGTACTTCTACAATAACATCGGGGTCAAGGATAATTCCATCTGTGTCATTGGTTACTGTGTCAAGACCGATACAGTCATTGAAGTCCTTAAGGGTTATACGCTCTTTAGCCGTGAGTTCTCTTGATGATGATACAATCTTTGTGTTGTAGTCTGTTCTCATGCCTTGTTACCTCTCTTTGCTGTTTTCTTTGTTTCTGTAGCCTGTTCCTTTTTCTGCTCATCCTGTGCGTCTGCTTCGGGTGTTTCCTGTGCGGTTTCATCCTGTGCTAATGCCTTACGTGTTTCGGGGTCAAGTTCCTTTGCCTGTGCAAGGAAGTCGGTTTCTAACATTCCGTACAGCTTTTCAACCTTTTCGGATGTGAGAACCTGTAATACCTTAATATCAGCGGTTTCGGTCTGCTTCTTAACAGCCTTTAACAGCTTATCGGTATCATCAAATTCACCCGATACTGTAACATTGATTGTTGTAATTTCTGAAGCGGAGATTGTTACTATCTGTGCTTCTACCTTTGTTGCTGTGATGGTTCTTGTTACCATTTTTGCCCTTGCCATAATTTTTTTCTCCTTTGTGTA